CCGCATGACGTCATAGCGACTGTTCCGGCATCGTAAACTTGATCGTTCTGTACTAAAACTGTTGTGCCGCTAGATGAAGCATTTTTTGCAGTAGATTCATTAACAACACGAACAACATTAAGATTTTTAGCATAGGCTAAAAAGCTGGCAGCTGTCATGAAGTATGGATACGTATCATCATTTGGCTTGCCGTAAAGATTTACCAAATCTGATTCTGAATTAATGAGTTGTATGACGTTGCAGGGTCCCCAAGCAAACTGACCAACGAGTCCACCGTTTGATGTGGATACAGCAGGTATTACAGTTGTGAGATCTACTTCCGAGACATTAACGCCGGGTGAAACAAGAAAAGCCATCGATATATCTCCTTATATTAAAACTTGTAGCTATAGTGCTATTAATATTTATGAAAATCACTATTTTAGAGAATTCTCTTATTTATTCAGATTCTTCGTTAGCCGGGACATCTCCGACAACTTCCCAGACTGCGCCGTCTTGTACAAATGTTTCCACTTCATCATCTTCAGAACCGTCAGAAAAGAATCCGAATAGAAGTCTCTCATCTTCTTCTTCTCGCTCTCTTTTTAGTTCTAACAATTTTTCTTTGAGATTTAAGTCAGTTAGATCTTTGAAAGCTTCTTGATGATATGCCCAACTGAATAGTACTAAATTCATGACAAGATCATCGTGATGTCCTTCATCAGCTTCAAAACTATTTTTCTTTGCAATAAATGTTGTTAATTCTGAAAGAATTTGATGATCATTGATAATCAATTGATTTCCTTCGATGATACTTTTTAAGTTTGAACATCCTATTGCCTTCACAGATTTTGAAGTGATAACCCCCATGTTGTGTTTGTTTGAATATCCAGCTCCTATGCGTAATAGTTGTTTTGCTTTCTGTGTCGTTGTTGTCAGCAAATTTTCATATTCAAGTTCTCTATGAAGTGTTAGTGCAATTTGTGAACCGATATCATTTACTTCAATTAGAACAAATGCTTCATTATACTGAATAGCACAGTTTCGGATAATTTCTGGGTACAAAATTGGTGATATTTTATTACTTCGATATACAGCAACAACCTCGTACGGAAATTGTGTAATGTCAATTAGGGTAAAAGTAGAATAGTCTTGTTCTTTTCCTTTGCCGCAGTCAACAGACATCATATATCTGTGACCGTATTCTGGATATTTGTAAATGTTCAAATTCTCTTTAGAAAGTATTGGACTACGAAAAGTTAACTGTGAAAGTTTTGTTCCAGAGATGAGTGTATCTTGAGATCCGAGAAATGCAACCTCAAATTCTTGACTAAACTGTCTTTCACCAATATTGGATAAAGTTTCTTTTGCCCACGCATCATCCCTGTCGGGTCTACATCTCCAAGTTGCTTGATATGTTTTATATGTATTTCTTCCCTCTTCAGCATCTATCCAGAAACGATGAAACAAGTTCATACCGTTTGGAGTAGAAACCATAACAACTTTAGTTCTCTTACCAGAAGATATCGTAGGATAAACAGATGTGAAAAATTCTTCTGCTATATTTTCTTGTACGAAAGCAAATTCGTCAAGCAACAAGCAATTGGAGATGAGAATATCATTCGCAAAAAAACTGTGAGTATCCTCAACTTCACAGAGATCATATACTAGACATGGTGTATTAAATTCTGTATATTTTCTAATCGTCGTTGATTTGGAATTGTGGATAATTACATCATCTGTTTTTGTTAGCTTATCTGCTCTTATTTTTTTATTATCATTTGTTATGAATCTATGATCTCTTGTACATCCGATTCTCTTTCCATCATTTAATTCAACTATTGCAAGATGATCTGATAGTGTTTCTCTTAATCCCGCAAAATCTTTGAATCCCTCGTTTGTTAGAATTTCATAGTCGGAGTTTTCGAAGAAATTGTTTATTTCTTGATCCATCGTCTTCTTCCTCTTATATATCCTTCGGGCGGCATCTCGTTTGCATGTAAACAAATTTCTTTATCCAATTTGTTATTATAGTAAAATTTTCCTCCCAAAATTCCATGAGATTTATTTTTACTCTTTTCTATGCCGTTAATAAATCCTTTTGTTTCTTGACCCGGAAAACATAGAATTTTTTCGTGTGTTTCTGGATTATAATAATATTTTTTACCGAAATTGAATGGAGTTTTTCCGAGTTTTGCCAATGACATACGTTCTTTGGAAATCTTACTTCTTTTCATTCCTCTGTGTTTATCTGCTGTCTTTGCAATTTTAACTGGATTTTTGTTTATTTTATTTATCCAATCTGTGGTCTTTTTATGTCCCAATAGACTCTTAGATATTTTTTCACAGAATTCTTTAGAACGTTTGAATCCGATCAGTTTTCCTTTATTTGCTTTAGATATTTTTTTTCTAGTTTCTTCTGATTGAATTCGACCTCTGTTTATTGCACTCAACTTTTTGCGAGTTTCATCGGAAACAATTCTATTCTTCATTATCTCAGATCTTGCTTTTCTGTATTCTTTTCTAACGATTTCATATATTCTCGATGTAATTCTGAGTTTTGTTTTTTGTCTACCTTTCATCATGCGCCAAGTGGCGTGTTGTAGAAGATATTTTTGTTTACCATGTGTAAATTTGGGCAACAACAGATGACATATAAAGTGTACTCGAATAGGAATATAAATCAAATTCGACGGATCATCTGTTCCGGAACAACATCTTGGTATTATGTGATGATATTCAGAATCGACGAATCGAGTGGTTTTCCCAAAATGTTCAATCAATCTGTAGTATAATTTGTAATATTTATTGTTAGTTACTATCATATTTCAATTCTTCTAATCTCTATTTAGAAGAATTTACTTTTGTGTTGATAAGTCTCTGTTTTAATTCGCCTATTGTTATTCTTTCTATCTTTCCAGTCTTCTTGTTTTTGACGGTGACTTCAGAATCCTCTATGATGCACGAAAACGTTCCACCACGAGCAGCTGTTGATGATGTTGAGTTAGCAATACAAGTTGAACCATTCTCCAATTCTATTGAACTTTTGTTCCATTCAACTACTCCTTGTTGAAGCCACTTCGGAAGATGCTCATATGACTGTTTTAGAAGTGATAATAATTTTCTGGCAGTCTGTGCTTTATTTGCAAGAATCGCAACGGATTGATGATCTCTAAAAAGAATTAACCACAAAAGATATGATATAACAGCTATCGATTTACCAGATTGTCTAGCAACCCTCGCGATTGTAAATCTATTTTCATGGATTAAATCAGTATACTCTTTTTGCCATTCAAACATTTCGAATGGTATAATGCCGCGATCTACATGAACAATTTTAACAAATTTCTGAATAAAATACTTTGGATCATCATAGCATTTTAGATATTCCTCTGCTTGTTCTGGTGTATATTGAACTTGCACACCAGAAGCTTTAAGATTTTTATTATTGAGGTAATTGAGAACTTGTCGAATCATTAGAACATTTCATCTTCTTTTTTCTTTTTTATCAGATCATTTAACTCAGCTGTGCTGCCAACAAATACTGCTTTTTCTATGTTGGTTGTTCCGGGAGATTTTTTTTCTCCACCAGATTCAATATTTGACATAGTTTTATGTAAATTAACCAGCTCTTTATTGGTATCTACAAGAGTTTTTAATACAGTGGCTACTGTGTCAAATGCAAAAGCTTTTTCTGATTGATCTGCTATACTGATAATTAGATCGAGTGCTTTTGTACCTTTATCTATTATATTATGTAGATTTTCACGAACAAATTCATAGTCTGTTTTTGTATCTTCACTTGCATTTACAGATTTGACTTCTCTTTTTTCGGGAATATATGAAGAAGTCTTTACTTGGGGTAAAGTTTCATCTGCTGTCAATTGTGTTTCTTGAACATTAAAATTTTTCTCTTTTACTATCTCAAGAATTCGTTCTAAGTTATTCGTGCTGTCGCTCATACTGATCTGCCATCAATTTCAATTTATTTAATTTGGGCTGTATCATGTCTTTGAACAGTCCGTAGTATCTTGACATTAATTTTTTCTTATTTTTATCTGTTAGATTTTGAATGAAGTCTTTTTGAAATACATTATTCTCTATAGAGAATTTATAAAAATCATTGAAATTAGTTGTGAATAATGGCTTATATGTAGTCTCAATTTTCTTTATAGTATCTTTCGGATCTTCGCCGAAGTCTGAGAATAGCAGTTTGATTGTGCCTTCTATACGAGATATTCCTTGTTGATAAAAAGCATTGAATTCCAATGGTTGATTATAGTAAGTTCTAGGATTGATTTTTCCTGAAAATACATTTGCAGCTTTAGTGATTGCTGACCATCTTTGATCGCCAATTCTCGTTGAATCTAGATAATGAATGAACTCATGAATAAATGTTACTCTCAAATGTGCATATTGCGTGGACATTGCAGACCAAACAGGATTGTCTGTTGCAAAATCTTTCTTCTCTAGACAGAACAATGCGATTGTTTTTTTGTCAGTGCCCTTTATTTTTACAAATATTCCCCTCTTGTCTTTTGCAGTTGGTGCAAATACTAGGTATACATTATCATATAGTTTATTTTCTGTAGCTGTTCCGAGATCTGTAGCATATCGTCTGACCCCCTCGATT